CGGAATATGACATTTACAGAGATGACGGACTCAGGGCGGTGGGAAAAGTGGCTGAAAACGGAAGTGGATGATCATGGAGAGGAGATTGATATTGTTGAGTGAAAACAGCGGACTGACGATTCCAAAGCCGCAATGGAAGAAAAAAAGGAAGCGGCATAAGCAAAGCATCCTGAATACAGAAAAGGGCACCTGTTTTCTTTGCGCGAGACTGCACAATGATCATAGGCAGAAATATACAGAAGATCACCATATCCTCTTCGGATCCGGCCAGCGTGATATTTCCGAGGCGGAAGGGCTGAAAGTAGATCTGTGTCTGGATCATCACAGGGCAGGGCCGGAAGCAGTGCATAACAATCAGGAAATGCGGGAGCTGCTCTGCCGGATCGTCCAGGAAGAATATGAGAAGAGCCATACCAGGGAAGAATGGATGGAGATCAGCAGGAAGAATTATTTGGAATGAGGGAGGACTGGCGATGGAACCAGGAAGCCTTGCGATCGGGGATCATGTAGAATACCGGAACGGGGACCGGACAGAAACCGGATATGTGACATTTATAACAGGATGGTATGACTATGAATATATCGACATCGGCAGCAGGCCGGTGATGCAGAACGGGCAGAAAAGCACGATCGTAGATATAGAGGATATCATAAGGAAGGTACCTCCGCTGGAATAGGCGTATGGATACACAGGCAGGTATGTCACACAGCGTACAAGCCATCTTTCTTCATCTTCCGGCCTATAGTGCCGGAGGATGGGGAAAAGAGAAAGGAGACAAGATGAAGAAAGAGGGTTCGGCAAGGGCAGAAGATGTGAAAATATGTGAGATATGCGGGAAAATGATTATCGGAGAATACGACTGGGTCCAAACAAGGCGGAGAACGAAGTTGTATTTCTGCAAAGGGATGAAATGCAGAGGGAAGAAACATGCCAGCTGAAAATACACGGGAAGGAAAAAAGACTAAGCCGCGGGCGAAGAATACCAGAGCCATCATTGAGCCTTATGTGAGGCAGGGGATTCCGAATACTGAGATCGCGGAAAAGACGGGAATAAAATACATTACGGTATGGGCCGCGGCAAAAAAGATCCGGGAACAGCTGGCGGAAACAAAGGGGAAGAACGCTGACCGCCATCTGTGTAAGACCTGCAAATACAGGGCAGCTGCTTACAATCCAAACAGTTCCTGGATTAAATGAGAATACGCTTTAAAATCCGGGACGAAGCGTTCCCGGGGATGCAATGTGGAGGATTGCGACAAGTACGAAAAAGGCGCGCCGGTAAAGGTGAAGGAGGAACCATGAGTACAAGGGCAATGTATTTGAATGATTTAGACCGATTAACAACGGAGATGATGGAGTATATCTGTGACAAGCTGTGCCGGTATCCAGAGATGGAGCGTGATGAAGAATCCCTGGCGGAGCTGTGTGACGGATGCGGGATGGGAGAGTTCCTTTGCAATATACTCAGCCATGAAGGAGCCAGAACAAACGAAACGGAGAAAAGATCATGAACAGGAATAAAAAGGGCGTCATGCCGGAGATTACCAGGGAAGTATACAAAAATGTCAAGAAATATGACCGTCAGCAGTTCACTGGATTCTGTACGGACCTGTACAAGTACGGGTATGAGGACGGCAGGGAGAGCGTGCCGGTAGTGGATCTGGAAGAGGTTATGGCGGCGGTTTCGGCTGCAAGAGGAGTCGGAAAGAGGACATTTGACAATATCAGGGACTGTGTGGAGCAACTGTTCAGGAAGGAAGATGAGAATGAGTAAGTCAGTATTGATCATAGACACGCCGGAAGACTGTAGGGACTGCATGATCAGGGATTTAACTGACCGCTGTCAGGCTACCGAAAAAGATGTGGACGAATACAGGGAAAGAAGATGCAGGCCGCAGTGGTGCCCGCTGGAAGAGGTGAAAGAGAGCAGTGTTAAACGCTGTACTGCACATTTGAAGAGACATGGGTATATCGTCTTGAAATATACCAAAGCTATGAAAAAGGATGCGGATGAGTGCGAAGCGATGGAAGAGAAGGGAAAAAGCAAAGACTGTTGTAGCTGTTCCTGTTCTGTATGTTTGGTTCAGTAGGGAGGAAATGCGGATGCGATCAGTGTTAAATTACCCGGGAGGCAAGAAGCGGATCGATTCCTGGATCATCAAACACATGCCGCCTCATCACAGTTACCTGGAACCATACTTCGGGTGTGGAGCCGTTCTGTTCGCAAAGCAGCCGGCCCCGATCGAGACGGTCAACGACCTGGACGGAGAGGTGGTGAACTTCTTCCGGGTGATCCGGGATCCTGAAAGCCGGGAAAAGCTGCGGGAACGGATCACCTATACGCCATACGCAAGGCAGGTATATGACGAAGCCGTTCGGGAGGATACGGAGGATACGATTGAGTGTGCTGCCTATTTTGCGATTAAATCTATGCAGAGCCACGGCTTTCGGATGACCGGTGACTGTGGATGGAAAAAGGATGTGCAAGGCCGGGGAAATGCATATTCGGTAAAATATTGGAATGCGCTGCCGGAGTCTATCGCGGAGATGGCCATAAGGCTGAAACATGTGCAGATCGAGAACCGACCGGCGCTTGATTTGATCAAGGCGTATGATTATGAAAATGTGCTGATGTATCTGGATCCGCCCTATGTGTGGTCAACCAGGTGTGGGAGGAAACAGTATAATCACGAAATGCAAGATCAGGATCATATAGAGCTACTGGAGACGGTAACCAGCAGCAAGGCAAAGGTCATGATCTCCGGCTATGACTGCGAATTATACGACTTTTACCTTGGGGATTGGAATAAAGTGCAGGTTGCGGCCAGGGCGCAGGATAACAGGAGGCGGGTGGAGACATTGTGGATGAACTACGATGTGGAAGCATGGCAGATTACGCTACCTGTTTGAAAGGAGGATTTAGTGAGAAATGATTGATGAAAAGAAATTGATTCAGTGTTTGAAACATGATATCTCATGTTTTGAGACAGAAGGTAAAAAGGTTTCTGAGCTTTATCTTCGGGTTGATGACATGATAAGGATGATAAAAGGCCAGCCCAAAATCGGCAGATGGATCCTATGCCGTGAGCGGAAGCCTGAAAGTGAGAAGGAGGTTGAGATTACATATGTTAGCAAACACTTGGAAACTGGTGAACCATTATGTTTCACAGCCAGAGCATTTTACGAAGATGGAACAATTAATACTGAGGATAGTTCTTTCAGCTGGGAAGATACAGATAACTGGGAATATGACGAAGAAAAAGACGGTTATGTAATTCCTGAGGGTTGGTTTGAGAGCATTTCATTTGCTGAAGAATTTGGAGTGGTTGATATGCCGGTTATTGCATGGAGGGAAATTGCGGAGCCATATAAACCGGAAGAGGAGGATTCAGAAGAAAATGAAGAAGGGAAGGAGCCGGAATGATAGGAAAAAATGAGCAGGCGGAAATATTAAAGTATCTGCTGGGACAGAGATACCGGGCGGAAAAACGGAAGAAACAGCTGGATGACCGTCTGGAAGAGATGAATGAAAGGAAACGGTCACCGGTTGGAGCCGGAAGGATATCTTCCGCACCAAAGAATCAAGGGAAAAAAGCGGAAGAACCTTTCCTGGTTTTTCGTATTTCTGAAATCGAGGATCGGATCTGCCGGCAGAAGCAGGAAATTGAAAATGCGGTTGTCCGGGTAATGAACATCATTGAGTATCTTCCGTTAAATTCAATTGAACGTGAAATATGCGAACTGCGGCATATTGACATGAAACCATGGAACATCATATCGGCGGAAATCCCGATGTCCAGATCCCAGGTGAACAGGCGCTATAATGCGGCGATCGATATGCTTTTAAATAACCGGGGCATTCAGAAGCTGATCGCCAAAAATGAGAAGGAATATCTGCAATGGAAAATGGAGCGGAAATTCAGAAATCAAAAAAGCAATTCGAAAAAAATTGTCAGGAATAAAAAACCAGAAAATAAATCTGAAAAAAATTCAGAAAAAAAGAAGAAAAATAAAAAATAGAAACCAAGATCAGGAACAGCGATTCTTTCAGAAGAAGGAAAAAGAAAACCTGATATTGGATTTGCTTTTATTCTGGAAAGGATAAGGCAGATCACTTCAAGCAAAAAACAAGGTGGGGGTCTGGAATGGGAAATCAGGCCGGGATATATTTACCGGAATTTATACCGGAATAAATACCGAGCGTTTTACCGGCATATAAGAAGGCAGGATTTTCAGGATCAGGCCAGGTGTACAGAGCAGACAAACAGGCTCATTCCGGCAGGTGTACAGGAGGAAGCATAAGATTATATGCTGTATAAAAAAGATGCGACACCATGCGACATTTGTATGTGATATAATGCTATTGTAGATGAATGCGCATGAGACAGTCAGGGCAGCAGGCCTGGCTGGGAGCGATGCAAAACGACAGGGACAGCGAAGCGGCTGTCCTTTTTGTTTTACCGAAGCGGATGATCCATGCATGGACGTGCTGCGTGACTGACAGTGCTGTGGGAGCGCCGTGCGATCATGTATGTGATCAGCATAAGTACAGTATCACAAGAGGGACATGGTGCAGAGTACCATGCATAATACACGCAAATGGCAGCAGGCCGGGGGCTAAGGTACTTCCTGGCACGTCGAGATATGCGGGTCGAGGAAGGCCCGGCTTTTGCCCGGATATAAACAAAAAATTTTCAGATATTTCGTTACGCAGACTCAGGAGGAGGCTTTTTAGAAGGAGAGCAGCGGTATGGGAGAAGCAGACAAGAAGAAAAATCTTTATGAGCCGAGAGAGATTGCGCAGCTGTTTCATTTTTCCAGGCGAAGAGTTGAGCAGCTTACGGCCGACGGCGTAATTGATGCGGTGCTTGTAAAGGTGAAAGGAAGGGAAGTCAGACGGTACGATCTTGTGCCGACTGTAGAGAAATACGTTCAGTATCTTTCAGAGAAGGCATATGGAAAAGCAGGACGCTCGGAAAAGGCGTTGGGGCTGCAGGAGCAAAAGCTGGAAGCGGAGATTGCGTTGAAGGAGAGCCAGGGGGAACTGCACAGGCTTAAAACGCAGATTGCGGCCGGGGAATATATCTCAATTGAAGAGGTCAAGATTGATTACGCAAAATTTTTTCTTGTATTTAAGAAGTTTGCAATGTCCCTTCCGGCCAGGATCTGCGGACTGGTATCCGGACAACTGGAGCCGATCGAGGCAAGGCGGATCGAAAAGGAGATGTCTGGTGAGATCGCAGCCCTTCTGAACTCATTCGTTGTGGCCGGGGTTGCCGAACCAAAAAAAGTAAAGGGGATCTTAGATGCCGAAAAGCAGAAAGTGGCGGAAGAAGTATCCGATTAGCCTATATCTGAAAGAAGCGCTGCGCCAGCTGCAGCCTCCGGAGGAACTGTCTGTATCGGAATGGGCGGAGAAATACCGGATCCTTGATTCCAAGGGCTCCGCTATGCCGGGACCATGGAGGAATGAAAAGACACCATATCTGAAAGAGATCATGAATGAGCTCGTGAACTACGAGACTGAAGAAATTATATTCTGTAAGTGTACGCAGATCGGCGGATCGGAAGCAATGAACAATATGATCGGCTATGTCATACAGCAGGATCCGTCCCCGGTCATGGTGGTTTATCCGACCGACAAGCTGGGGGAGAGTATTTCGGACAACCGGATCATTCCCATGATCAAGAGCAGCCCGTCCCTGAAAAAGCTGTTCCGGGAGTTCCGCTCCCAGAAGCTGGAACTGCAATTTGACGGTATGTATCTGACAATTGCAGGGAGCAATTCTCCCTCTTCGCTGGCATCCAAAGCGATCAAATATCTTTTTCTGGATGAAACGGACAAGTATCCGGGGGCAAGCAAAAAGGAGGCGGATCCGATCAGCCTTGCCAGAGAGCGTACCAAGACATTTGCAAACCGGAAGATCTATCTGACAAGCACCCCTACATTGAAGTCCGGGCATATATGGAAGGCCCTGGAAGGGGCAGATATAGAAAAACATTATTTTGTACCGTGCCCCCACTGCGGTGAAATGATCGAACTGAAATTCAAGCAGATCCGGTGGCCGGAGGGCGGAGAAGGGATCACGGCTTCGGACCGTGCGGATCAGGCGGTCTATGTATGCCAGGAATGCGGATGCGTGATCAGTGACCACCAGAAAGACAAGATGCTGCGGTACGGGGAATGGCGGACGGTCCGGAAGAATAATACATCCGGAAAAAAGATCGGCTTCTGGATCTCTACGCTGTACAGCCCGTTTGTCCGATTTTCAGAAATTGCTCTGGAATATATGAATTCTCTGGGAGATCCGGAGAAAATGCAGAACTTCACAAATAGCTGGCTGGCGGAGCCATGGGAGGATACCAGGCTGAAAACTTCCGCGGATACCGTGATGGAACGGCGCGCGGAGATTCTGGAGTTTATCGTGCCGGAATGGGCCAGGATGCTGACCGGTGGAGTCGATGTCCAGGAAACCTGTATGTACTGGACAATCCGGGCATGGGGAAACTATATTACCAGCCAGAACATTGCCCATGGACAGGCAGCTTCATGGGCAGACATAGAGCGTGTCATGAACCTGGCGTATGCGATGGAGTGCGGGGATACATTGGTGGTTGCACTCTGCCTGATTGATTCCGGTTATGATGCGGACAGTACCTATGATTTCTGCGCCAGCAATTCAGACTGGGCGCTTCCCGTGAAGGGTTCATCCAATCCAATGATGAGTAACTTCAAGCTGTCCAAGATCAACCGGCAGGGGAGCAAGGCATACGGAATGAATCTTGTCCTGGTGGATGGAGACAAGTATAAGGATATGATCGCCGCCAGGATGAAAAAAGA